TGTCAGCGTCACCACGTCAATCTGGCCGGCGGGAAACGGAGACGTGTGGGTGAAGGTCCCTGTTGCGCCCGAACCGCCACCACCACTGAACACCAGCGTCCCATTTCCGGTGAAGTCTTCGCCTCCACTTATCAGGGCCAGTCTAAGGATGCCGGCGCCAGTGACACCACTTTGCACGCTGCCGGCGGCTACGCGCTGCTTCTGGTATGGGAAGACGATGCCGGTCGTTTTGTCCGTCTGCGAGCCCGTCAGGATCGGCCCGGGAAGGACAATGTATTTTCGATAGACCTCCACCCATTGCGGGTCGCTCTTCAACTCGACCTGGTCGACCAGCGTGTTGTCCGGAAAACGCACACTATCGGGGTCTGCCTCTCCGAAGTTCGGTGTATCCTGTCCGCGTTTCAACCTCAGCACGCGTTCGACCGTCGGATGATCGGCACTACCCTCTGGATAGGTTACCTTGGGGGCGCCGTTTAACCCCCTGATCTCGTCAACCAGTGCTTGGAACGGAGTGGCCATGGTCGATCAGGGGCGGACGTCGATCCGGTTCCCGCCACCGTAGTGGCCGCGCAGACTCTTCAACGTCTCGACCGCCGACTTATATTGCTCGTTGAGTTCATCCCGCGTTTCCTTCGGCGCGCGGAAAATCGATTGTGCCATCATCTTCTTCATGGCGATCGGGAATAGAACCAGTTCGTCGATCTGTTCCGGAATCTGGAACGTGGTGGTCGTGCTGAGTATGTCGGTCGCGGAAAACTTCGGCGCGGCGATCACTAGATCAGCTTCGATCGTCGTCAAGCTTGCCGGCATCGGTGCAAACCGGAGACGCATCTGAATCTTCGATACGAATGGAGACGCCCACTGTTCGCACATCACGGCCGCGATGATCCCGGTCGTCCGCAGGCGCGCATACGTCGGCTGGCCGTAGTCGTTGATCAGGCGGTATCTATCGAGCTGGTTCGCGGATCGAACTTCCTCGATCGGTCGTCCATTCGCTGTAACCGTTCCCAGGATTCCCTCGTAGGTAGTGCCATCATCGACGACCCAGCAATCATTCCAAATCTGAGCGGTCTGGGATCCGCTCGTGCCTTCATGTGGCCGGCGCAGCACATAGCTTGAGTCTCCCGGGTTCTGGTTCAACTCGTTGTCGAGTCCGCTTGAGATTCGCACAGTGCATCCGTCGTTGGGTACCACGAGTGTGCCGAGAGTCGCCGCGGTGCTGAATTGAGTAACGGTGATCGTGCCAGAAGCCGCGGCCCTTAAGACTGTCCCGACGCGGCGCGCAAAGATGCTTGGATTGATCTTTCGCGCTTCCTGCACGGCCTGCGTCATCGCGAGTGCAATCGCTGCCTTCTCCGCCGCAGTTGCGTTGTTCACATCGCCGGACGGTCCGCTCGTTCCGCTTTGGTCGATGTAGGCAAACATCAGGTCTGCCAGGTTCTTGGCGGCAAGGCTCATCGGTTACTTCGGCTGTCGGTCAAGGATGTCTCGGACCATCGTGCGCCGGTTACCGGTCCTGCAGCCCAGCTTGATGGACAACGCCTTCAGTTCGTCGATAGGCATGGTGCCCAGACTTTCCGCGGTGAACGAATCCGTTCCTGCGGCGCCGCCGCTGCCGACACCCGCTGATACTGGTTGCGGGGCTGCCGATTGATTCACCGCAGCTGGAGCGGGTTGCGCGGGCTCGCTGGCTCCGAAATAGCCACGTTCACCCTCAAAATTCAGAATCGCCTCGACCATACCGTCGAGGTTGTTCAGAACCGGCACGTCTTCAATCTGGTATTCCTCCCGGAGAAGGTGACGCACGAACTCTTCGCCGCATCGCCGAAGTTCCATACCGCGGATCTCGCGCTCCGTCCGCGGCCCCGGTTGATCGCCAGGCGCTTCCGCATCGTCGGCGCAAGTCGATCCCGAAGGTTCATCGGGCGCCGATACCTCTTTCAGGCGTTCGATCTCGAGCTGGAGCGCGTTGCGCAACTCCATGGCCACCACGGACTTTGCCTGTGGCGCCATCAGGTGACGAATGAGGGCCGCAACTGCCGACTTCGCACCCTGGACAGGATCGATTTCATGCAGCCGGACTAACACCTGCATCCGCACATGCGATTGCGAGATGTCGGCCTGCTCCACGTGGAACACTTCGAGCGACGTGTATTCGCGAACGTGGGCCGCCCGACCGTTTGGACCCGCGCGCTGCACGAGTTTAAAGTCGTAGCGCGCCTTCCGGCCCGGAACCTTCTTGATCGTGCTCGAGCCTCCATTAAGGAGGATGAGCGTGGCGATCACTGGCAGGATCGGCTCGGACGCATTGGAGGATGGAGAACTCATAAAATCAGTTCGCACCCGAAACAGGTTGCACGGGCTGGGTCGTTTGGGCCGGCGCCGCGGTAGCGGCCGGGGTGGTGGGTATCGCCGCAGGCGTCGCCACCGCCGGAACAGCAGGGGGCGCTTGTTCCGCAACCGGCGGTTGGCTCGAAGCAGATTGAGCGGGCTCGGCCGGGCTCGCTGGAATTGCAGCCGCGGGCGCGGGATTCGCGAGCGTGAAATCGAGATAGTATTTTTCGCCGGTAATGATCTTCCCCAGCAGTGCCGGGTTAGCGACAGTGAGCTCAAGATTCCCGCTCGGGCTGAACTTCGCGAAAGTGTTGTCCTCGTCACTCCCATCGCCAGGGTAGCCGTGCTGCACCTTGTCTCCACCGACCGCTACGAGCGAAAGCACGTCGCACACAGCCTCCCCGCTCGAACTTTCAAACGATCGGATGTCGGTGACGAGCATCTTCGCCCGCATCGTGACAGGAACCGCGGGGTCCGCCGTGGCTGGCGCGGCGCTTCCGCCGGCGGCGATATTGGCCAAGTGCACCTCCGCTTCATTCACCGTTTTGTCCGCCTGCGCGTGCAGGTCGGTGACCGCCTTCGTCAGCTTGTCCTTCACGGCCTTTGCCTTGGCCGCCCCATCGGCTGAGGCTGAACCTTCATAGTGATCGAGGGTTTTGCCGAGTTCGCCGGCGAGTTGGAGGCTGTAGGCCTCGAGTGATTTGATGTGTGCGACGAGATCGGAGAGGAGTTTCATAGTGGAAGTCTTTTCACCCCAAAACCCCGGCCCAGCTTTCGCCGGGACCGGGGTGATGAGTTTGATGACGCAGGTCGCCTAACTGATGACCGGCAGGTTCACGCCTTCGTGCTGCACCGCGCAGGGCATGACGATGTAGCCACGGGGATTGCCGAGCGTGTCGAGGCGGACATCGACGCCGTAGATCGACTGGAGGCCGAAGCCCACGTGCGCGCCGTAATCAGCGACGTTGGTGATCCGCTTGTTCTTGATCGACCCGTAGGCCTTGCCGCCAGCACTGCGACCCCACATCAGGGAATAGGCGTAGGGCACGAGCGAGCTGTTGACCGGGATGATGATGCTCCCCGTCGGGAACGCCGTCTTGTTGACGGTTCCATCCCAGGACCAGCCGGCGAGCGTCGTGACCGCGGCACCGGTCGCGGATCCCGCGAGGCGGTTCACAATCGTGATCGAAGCACCGGTGTTGCCGGTGGAACCGGTGTAGCTGTAGACGCACCACATTCCGTCGGCCGGATCGTAGACGACGCAGTAATAGGTGTTGCCGTCGGCGCCAGGCGCATCTTCCGAGAAGAACTTGTAGAGGTATCCCGGGAAGTCGATGAACGGCAGGTAGAGACCGGCCTGGTCACCGAGCGAAGCTTGCGTGCGCGCACCACCGTACATGGTGAACGTGGTCGTGGCCGTGGTGATGGGATCACCGAGCAACGCCTTCGGCAGAATGGCCGACCCGATCGGGCCCGGGTTATCGTGATCCACGATATCCCACGGCTTGAGCAGGTGACCATCGACCGGCAGGTAATCGCCTTCGAAGATCGCGGCGGCATCCCCATCAGCGGTGACTTGCGCCACGGCCGGGGTGAGATACGCAGTTTCGTCCTTCACTTGACGGACAGCCGCGTCCGCGCCGAAGACGATGTATTTCTGGATCGGCCGGCCGCTGCGGGTCTTGCCGACCTTCGCGCCGGGCGTTCCGAGCGAGCGCAGCCGGGCGGCGCCGCGCTTGATCGTGTCGACATCGAGGTTGTTGGCGGTGCGCAGATCGTTGACCGTACGGCAGCTGCCGGGAAGGATCGTGATGTTCGGCGTCGCCCGCTGGAGCAGCCGGTGCAGCATGTCTTCCTGCTCGATCTGGGCGAACCGGATGCCGACGAGTTCGGCGTAGGTCTCGCGCCAGCTTTTGCCGGTGGTGCCCATCGCAGCGACGATTTCGTTCCAGCCGACCGCGATGCGCTTGTTGTCGATACGGACCTGCCAGTTTCCCTGGTAGAGCGGCTCTTCGTAGCCCACCAGTTGATCCGTGCCCATGCGCGGCGCCTGGCCGAGAGTGGTGGCCACGGGGTAATTGATGCGATCCTTCGCGCCCTTGGTGAGGTCCTGCTTGACGACGAACGGTTTTCCGTCGTCTTCGCCGCCCTGGAGTTCGTCCAGGATGTTGGAGTTGGACATGGTGACCTCGAGCAAGTCATCGAACGCTTCGCCGATGAGTTTGCCGGAGGCCATTGCCCGGTATTCGCTTAGCGCTTGGGCTAAGCCGATCGTAGATCCGAGAGCCATAAGATTTAAAAAGGTTTGGAGTTAGTAAGTCGGCTCTTTGTCCCGTCCTTCTGGTCAGCGTTTGGCGTAAAGCGCCTCGATCTCGCGGGTAACCGCCTTGATCCCATCAACGTCTTTACGCGACTTCGCTTCCTTCAGTTTGGTGCGCAGAGCTTCCTCTGGATTAGGTTTGGCCGCTCCGGTGGCAGTCCCGGGTGCGGGGTTGGGTGGTGCAGGACGGGCGACCTTCTTCGGTGTCGGCGCGGGCTTCTCGGAGACAGCCTTTTTGTCCGGCGTAGCTTCGGCGGCAGATTTCTTGGCCGTGGGTGCAACACCCATCTCGGTCGCAACCTCGACGGCGAGCACCATTGGCCAATTCTTGTTCTGGAAGAAACTGGGATCCGACTTCTCGCGATCCAGCCTCGCGGACTCGATCGCTTCGAACAGGTCGTTCCCTTCCTCAGCCGCGCCAGGATACAGTTCCACGGCCTTGCTCGCGGAAGCTATCACAGCTTCCTGATGGCTGGTCGCGCGGCTCTGCGCCTCCTGTTGCAACGTCGCCTGTGCTTCACGCTGCTGGAGCTTCAACTCGGCGATTTGGTCGGTAAGCTCGGTGGCTTTATCGACGTCCAGGGCTTTGTTGGCGGCCTTGCGTTGTTCCACGAGGTCGGTGATCTTCGCCTGAATGGCTTCCGGCGTTTCCCGCGCGGCCTTCGGAGTTTCCTCTTCAGCCTTCGCAGACTTCGGCGCCGGCGTATCGCCGAACAACCGTTGCCGTGCGTCTTCGAGCGAGATGTTTTCCCGGTCCGCCAATTGCACGATGGCAAAATCACGATCGCCAAGGCGACCGCGAGTTACCGAGATGCGCTTTTTAGGCTCGGGCTTTTTCTCCGTTTCTTCCTCCGGATCTGGATTCTCATCCTCACCGGTTTCTTCTGCCGCCTCCGTTTTCGCCGGTTCGGCCTTTGCCTTCGGTTTCTCCGTCGCCTTTCCGGCAGCGGGTTTTTCGTTGGCGTCTTCCTCTTCGATGAACTCCCCGGTTTCCGGGTCGAACATCCGTGCGATCACTTCAGCGTCCGTCTCGTCTCCGGTCTCACTCTCCGCTTCATGCTCGGGCTTTTCCTCCGGGGGCTTTTCTCCCCGCAGAATCGCTCGGGCGCGATCGGGATCGCGGGACCGTTGGCGTGCGTCCTGCGAATCAGCTTCGGTGCGTTGTTTCGGCGTCGTCTCGACGGCCGGCTTCTGCTCTGGACTCGCGACTTCCGTCGGCGCTTCCTCGGTGGCTGTATTCATCGTCAGCGTGCGCTGCCAACAGACCTCGCTATGACAAGAAAAATCGGAATCTATTTTCGAAGGCTCTTGCGCCAGGCTTTTCGAAGCTTCTTGCGGAGGCTCGACTTACTCAAAGAAAGACGCGCTACAACCTGGCGGATGGCCACGATGATAGCGCGTTTCATGTGGGTTCGAAGTTGGAGCGCCGAGCGAGATTCGAACTCGCAACGAGCAATTTGGAAGATTGCTGCTCTGCCGTTGAGCTACCGACGCGTTGAGGTGGTGGCTAGGGTTGGAGTCGAACCAACGAAGGTCAGCTTATGAAACTGACTGGAATCCCATTCTCCCCGACGAAAACGATTACGCGGCGACCGCGCCGTTGAGCGCCTGGATCATCCAGCCGCGAGTAGTCAAATAAACCAGCGTTGCCGAGTCTCCGACGTTCGTGAAAGTGATGGTCGTGAACCCGGTCTTCGTGGTCGGGGTCAGCACCGCGCTGCCGCCGTCGACCTCGTGAATGATCGTCTTGCGCTGCCCAGCCGTTCCGTTGGCCAAGGTCAAGGCCTGCGCAGCGCCCGTGGTAGTCAGGCGCGTAATTTCAGTAACGATATCCACCGCACCCGCACCGCTCAAAGCCTGAATCGAAGTGATGTAGGCGCCGCCCCACGTCTTGTTCGTGAGCGTATCGGTTGTCGCCTTGCCCACGAGCGTGTCCGTCGCGTCGGGCAGCGTCAGTGTCCGGTTGGCGGTTTGCGCCGCGGCGATGGTGGTCGTGGTCGAGCTGCTCGCGCCGGAAGCGTCGAAGCCGATCTTCTTCGTGGGCGTTGACCCATCCGCAAAAAAGTTGCTCGCGGCCGTCAGCAACTTGTTCGTCAAGGTCTGACTTCCTCCCAGAGTTACCGCCGGCGTCGCGCCGTCCGCCTCCATCACGACATTCCCATTCTTGTCGACCAGGCCGCGGGCGAGGGTGGAAATCTCGGGCTCGCCGACGAAATGTTTCAGCGCATAGCGCAGAAGATAGCTTTTCGCAGCGGCGGCCAGTTTGGCGGAAAGAGTGCTCATAGGATGTTAGGTTGGTTGATGGTTGGGCAGGTGACTACTGCGCGCCATGCCGTGCGATTCGCCTATGGCAAGCGAAAAGTTTATGCCGCTGACCGGATGAGTTTCGCCTCCTCGATGCGCCGGGTCCAAAGGTCTCCGTCAGAATCCCCGCGGTGTGGCCACAGGCGTTTTTGCGACTCCACCAAATCTGCGATCTTGCGCAGGTCGTACGGTTGCCCCTTCAGGAACAACTGCCGAAGCTGCAGCATCTCGCGGCGCCGGTCCGAGTGATCGATCAGTTCGCCCCGGTTGAAGATCAACGAGACCAGCGCTCCGAAGGCATCCCCCGGGAGTGTGCCGCTGCCGGGAAATACCTTCTCGACCGCCGCCTCAGTTCGCGGAAGGACTCGATTCTCGAAAACCGACTCCGCCCCTTCCTTTGGGATTTGGATGCCGCGCATCGACGGCGCCAGGTGTCGCGCCGACTGCCCCCTCATTCCGATCGCCGGCTTCAGCCGTTCGATTGTCGCCGCCTGGAGAAAGGGTTTCCAATCGCTCTCGAAATTCTGCTCGTAGCCCAAGTCGTAGCCGTAGGGGATAGTGATGCCTGACTTTTCTCCAGGCCATTGCGAGGCAATGTCCCACCCTTCGAAACGGTGGATCAACTCGATGGCGTTCTGTGAGCTTTTCATCGGTCCGAGTAGCGGTCCTGCAATTCCGGGGTGTTGAATTCGCGGATCGTTTCGTCAATCTCTTCCTTGCGCTGCTCATCGATATGCTGCGAGACCAGAGAAACCGCGCTCTCGGTCGTGTTCTTCCAGTCGTAGAGAACCTTACCGGTGATGAAGAACATGACGATGGAGCTGATGACGTAGAGGCAGCTCGTCGTGATACTGGTGAAGGCGCTGATAGACTCAGGCGGCAACGAATAAAGATGCCAGGTCGCCCACTGCCAAATTCCAACGACTATCGCGATGCCGAGCAGGCAGACGAAAAGTTTATGCCACGTGCTTCGTTGTCGCAGGCTCATACGATGATCTGAAAAAGGGATGGATCAAACAACGGTGCAATCACGCTGCCGTCTTGCAGGAGGAGGAGAAAAAGGAACATGGCCGTAGGGGTTAGACAAAGCGTGCTACGATCATCCATCCGATCCCAAAGGCCGCGATCGGAGCGCCGATGCGAATGAAAAACAGATACCCGCTCAGCGGTGGCGGTAGGGTGATTTGGGCGAGAACATATTCGGCTACCAGAGCGAGCAGGGCCCCGAGGGCAAAGCCGAGGTAAGTTTTGATCTTGCTCAGATGGGTATCAGCAGCCACGCGCGCCTTGTGTTCTTCGTCCGCCATCGCCTTTTGTTTCGCGGCCTCGGACTGCGCGGCTTCCTTTGCCGTACGCTCGGCATCGAATGCCTTCTGCACGGCATCAAGGCTGGTTTGTAATCCCTCAAGTTTCACGCCTGCGATCGCTGTCTGGTCACGGGAGGCCTTTGCTTCCTTCTCGGCATCATCGGCTCGCTTCTCGGCGTCCTGCGCCGTCGTTTGAATTCCCACGATCCAATCCCGCAACTCCAGATCTTCCTGCACGGTGCGCTGACGTGCCATCGGAATTGATTCCGGCAGCGGCTCCGCAGCGGCCTCGGCAGCGGCGGGAGTGGGGGCAACCGACGCTGCATGGCGCGGAGTAGCGGCCGAGAGGGGAAGCGTCAGGCAGAGGAAGGCGAGGAGGAATGTTTTCATGGGTGGTTGAGGATCTCAAGGGCACGGGAAGCCTTGTAATCGATCCGCTCAGCGTCAGAGCGGAACTCGTGGATGTGCGTGCTGGACCGCTGCGAAGCTTTCGTTGCTTCAGACGTTGCCGCAGACGCATCGCCGGCCAGGCTTCGCGCGCGAGCAGTGACGGGCGCGTCGGTCGGTTCCGTTGTCTTGCACCCGACGAGCGCGAACGAAAGGAGGGCCACCGCGGCGATGAAGGCCAGGGAATGGATGAGGATGGGGTATTTCATGCGGTGTGAGCTTTGGCTGCGGTGTCGGAAACAATTCGGGCGCTGCCGAAGAAATTGAGGATCGTGCCATCCTTCCTCCGGATGGGCCGCGCTACGGTCTCCACCGATCGCCGCCAGCCTGCGCGGTCGACGTAGGAGTATCGATCGACGTAATCGCGCTGATGATCGATGGCCAGTTGCCAGTTGTGGAGAACGCGGGACAAATCCTCGGGCGCGATGCCATTCTCCCATCCATTGCCGCGGGCCTCGTTCTCACTTAGACCAGTCCACTGCGACCACGTCTTGCTTACCCACAGAGTCTTGCCTGTTGGGCTGGTTTCGAAATAGGCAACCTCATAATCGTTATCGAGCATCTGTCGACGAACCACGATCATGTTGAGCTGCCCGTCATCGAGACTATCAAGCCGCTGCACCATCTCGGATTTTATCTCCGCCAGCTTGTCGCGAATCTCGATCGTAAAGAGTGCCCCATCATAAAAGTTCCTCAGCACCTTGTAGATGCGAGGAAGGAGATGAAACACGCCCAATGTCGAAGCGATCGCCCCCGCAATTGCAGTGCATAATCCTTCCCAACTTTGAAAGAATGCCTTTGCGGCGGGGAGGGCGGCCATCGCTATCAGAGGTTACTGCGTCACCGGACCCATATCATTCCATCCGATGGTTCCGGGTTCCGGATCGCTCCACGTCCCATCGACACCATCATAGTTAGAAACCATGCACGGAACGGGGTCGGGCATTGCCGTTCGCACAACGGTGGCGATCGTGTCGTTAACGCTGGCGTCGTCGGGAAATTGCACCTGGGAAACAGTCCTGTCCCCCGCTCCGATGTTACTATTGCACTGGAACGTGTGAAATTGGTCGAGTGCGGCTTGCGCCGATCCGGCCACGGGCTCAAGGGCGGCGATAGTTGCTTGGGCGTCGGACACAGTTTGCTGCGCCGCCGCCATAGCGGCTTGGATGGTGGCCAAGTTAGATTTAGCTTCAGAGTAGTTCATAGATCATGGATAGGAATTATCTAAAAACGTGCCGCCGATCAGTGCTCCTTTGACCGATGTAGAACCATTCGTTCCGTCCGTTCCGCCATTGACATTGGCGCCACCGGTTACGCTGTAGGATTGGATACTCCCCCCGCCATAGATATTCGCACTACCGCCCGGAGAACCATCTGCTGGTGTGCCATTTCCATCATCCACTCCATTTGCTCCTTGCAGGCTAAGATATCCAACAGATGCCGTAGGGTTGATAAACAAGTTTACTAAAACTGGCGAATCGCCAAATGACGCATTTCCGGCGATGTTGCCAATGATGCAGTTGTCCAAATAAATATAATACACTTGCCCCCATGCGTTCAGCACAAGGTTTCCGCTAATAGTTCCTGATGTATTCCCATTCCCACGGATGGAGAAGTTTGCAGGGGCGTCAGCCAAAAGAATATTACCGAAATCGCAGTCAGGACCTACGTAAAATGACCTGAAACCCGCGTCGTAGGCCTTCTGCCCATTTCCCGGACCGTATGGATTTCCCGGCGTGCCGTCGCCAGTGGATGTATTTCCGTCGGATGTGAACCATGCAACGCCGGTGTCCTTGGTCGCTGCGCTGCCGCCCGAAGATGGCGCTGGAGAGAGGGAAAGTGAACTCATACGCTCTTGATCAGCCAGCTAACGCCGTCGCCGTTGGTGGCGGCATCGATATAGATTTGCGAAAGGTCGAGTTTTTCTCCGGGATGAACCTCGAACGACAGCGACTGACCAGGTGATAGCACTTGGCTTTGCACCTCACGGTTCCCCACATAGACATCGCCAGTGTTCGCGGTGGTCTTGTTCTTCCGCGCGGTGAGCAGCAATGTGGCGCGCCCGAGGAGGTATCGAGCCGGATCACTCCCGCTGAACAGCGGAACTGCCGTGCCGGCTGTCGTCACATTCGTGAACCCGTTGGGAAGTGCGATGGATAGGCTCATGGGTATTCAGGTCTACTGGCGGCCATGCCGACAGTCCGCGGTATGGCAAGCGAAAAAGCTCATCCTTCGTTCTCCGGTTCAAACCCGTCCTTCAGCGTGTCGAGTTCAACTTGCGAGAGCGCCGTCTCTTTTTTCAAGGCGACGATCCTATCGGCCGCGAAGGTCTTGAGGCGCTCGGCAAGGTCCGCACCCTCCTGAAACTCTTGCCGTTCGGAGACCGGTATTTTCCGGTTTCGGAGGCCGGCAATGCAGTTGGCGAACTCCTCCTCGATCTTCGCATGAAACTCGAGATAGGCAGGGTTTCGCAGCATCGCCTCGTAGGCCCGAAGAAGAGCTACCTTTCGCTGGTAATCTTGGGCTGTCACAGGTTGGTCTCCGCAGTTGGCGCGTCCTCGTCAAAGCTGCGGTTGTCCGGGAGCTTGGTGTCGTTGTCGTCAATTACGTTTGACGGAAGGGGACCGCTCGACGCTGCAGCGATGGACGGCGCCGGCTGCACGGGCGCTCCTGATGCTGGCGGGCTGATAGCTTGGTGCGCGCCCTGTAGTTCCCCGGGCGTGGTCGCCGGCAAACCGAACTGTTGTGCGAGTGCATCCCTCTGCGTAGGCGACAGGTCCTCGCCCTTCATCGTAATCGCCTCGGTTGCCTTCGGGGGAGGAGGCGAGGGCGGCGCCGCATCGAGATTCGGCTTCGGAAAGAAATCCTCTGGGTTCTCAAAGTCCAGTGCGCGGAATAGCTGCACGAAAGCCTCGCGCATCCGCGCCTGGTCCGGCGGAGCCAACTGCCCATATTGCACGCCAATCGGGATCGCGGCCGTGCTGGCCTCGCGCCATTCCTGGCGTTTCGTCCGGGTGAGCAGGATGTCGACGTTCATCGGAAGATGCCGCAACTTCCGCGCATCCTTCAATAGCATGACCTGCTGCGCCGCGGGATCGTCATCATTGGTGAGATACTCGTAGGTCTCGTCCTGATCCTGCCGCAGGTAGATCAACCCGACCGCGAACGCCAGCTGAGGAGTAAGGCAATCACGAATCTCCTCGAGGACGTATTGATGGAGAACAGAGCTGCTCTCCAGCATGGAGTTGATGCCCGTGGCCGTCGAGTTGCTCGGCAGGTTGGAAACATCGCCCTGGTTCGCGTTGGTCACGCCACTGTCCAACTGGATCAGCTGCATGAACAGTTCCATCAGCTTCCACGTCCGCTCATCAAGGTCCGGCAGTTCGATGGCCGTCAGAATGTTCTTTGGGTCAATCTGCGGGCCGGACGTCGAGTAAGTCGAGCCGGGCTCGAACTTCAGGTCCGGATTCGCCTTGCCCTCGACGGTGTTCTGGGGGTTCCAGATCTTCGTCGGGTCCGAGACATACTGGTTCCGGTAAAGGATGGCGTTGAGCAACTGGTCGGCCGCATCCGCCAGGTTCTCATAGACCTCGTAGAGTCCCCGGCCGTATGCCCGGTTCTTTCGGCGGTTGATCGCCAGCATGTGGATGTTCTTCGCCGCCCGCGGCGCGAGGGCGGCACGGTATTCTGCGTAGATGCATTCCTGCTGCTGCGGAAGGAGCACGAGATGCAGGCGGCGCGGCCGGCCGTCTTCGAAGCAATCGAAATCGAACGAACATTCCGCAACTTGAATGGTTGGGTCTTCTTCCTGCCCGCTCACCTCGGCCTCGTTCTTATAGGGCTTGTCCGCCTCGCTCTTTGGGGACTGCGATTCGTGTTTCAGTCCGTCAAGGATGTCGGCCACCTCCGAATCAATCTGATCATCTTCGTCGCCGTCGCTCTCCGTCTCCGAGCCGTCTTCGTCCTCGTCCTGGTCTTCGAAACTCTTGGGCGCGTATTTCGCACGGAGCTCCGATAACTTGCAATCGAACCGATGCGCCGTCATGTCCGCCTCTTCAATATCCGGCACGTTCATCGGCCAGAAGACGTCCTTCCGCTCGCATGGGTCAATGCGCAGGCCGTTGTATAGCCGCACGCGCTGCTCCACGAGATGCTCACGCCACGTGTATTTCTCGGCGTCCATCACGACCTCTGGAGCCTTCACAAACGCCAGCATGGGCGGCTGCGGTGCCTGGGCATTTGATTGGTCCTGCCCTTGGTCCAAATCTTCAGGGTCAACCGATTCCATTTCAGCCTGCTCACCACCGGCGGCTTGCACCTGCTGCTCGTTCTGCTCAGGGGCTTCCGATTGGGAATCCTCGCCGGGGCCTTGATTCGCCACCGGCGACTGAACCTCTGTCGTCTCGTCATCCTCGTAGATGTAATCGCCGTCATCCGTCACCACCGGCACCCCGTCACTCTTGTGGACCAAGATCATCTCCAGGCTTTCACTAACATCCTCCTGCACATCCCAGGTCGTCTTGATCGGCACGTATCCGACGTCGAGCAAGGTATCGATCGCCCGTTTGATCTTTGCTTTGTATTGAGCGAGTCGCAACTTCCAGCCGGCGTGCTTCTGCATCGCTTCCGCGAGTTCCTTGTCCACCTTCCCCTCTGGCCGGACGTAGAAGAATGGTTCACCGCCGAACAGATCCTTGCAGACCCGGGCGAGCAGGAACCGCTTCACGCTCCGCACAATTCCGAGGGTCTCGTTCTTCAGGCCGAAGATCTTCTGCAGCGGCCGGTTCATGATTCCCGGCAACTGGCGATCGCTGTAATCGCCCTCCGCGCGCAGTTCGTAACGCCGAAGATTATCCTCCATCTTCGATCGCTCACCCTCCTCTGATATTTGCTGGTAACGCGTAAGCGCCGCCCGCTTCAGTCGGTCGTATTGGTCATCTGTCAGTGACGTGCGCAACGCGGTTTTCATCGCCGGCGCGCCATGCCGACTAGCCCCACTATGGCAAGCCTATTCGTCGCTGCCACTATAACCGGCGCTCTGCAGCAGATCCTGCCGCTTTGGCTGATCATCACTGACCTGCTGCATCGTGGCCACCGCGCCCTTCAGCGGCGTGACTGCACTTCCGAATGCCGTCCGCCCCTTCTTCAGAAGGTTGTCGATGGGACTGCCTTCGCCAGCGGTGCCCCGCATCGCATCGGACGCGCTTCCCATGGCGCTCCCGGCGGCGCGCGTGATGTCGCCCCATGCGTTGCCGATATCCTTCCCAGTCCACACTCCCGCAGCAGATAGATTGCCTTTGCCTAGAGAATCCATGAGACCGGTGGTTCCATGAGCGGGATCGGAGGAATAAACTATCGGACGACTCGCGGCCTGCCTGGCTGCGACATCAGCATCCGTCTCCCAACTCAATCGCGCGGGTCGCGACGGAGTGGATGCGGTAGGCTGAGTCACGCTCACGGGTGCAGCAGAAGTAGTGGGTGGAACCGAACCCGCCCCTGCAGCCGGTCCGATGCCCGGAATCGACTCATTGAAGGTGTCGAGCGGGGTTCTTTCCGCTGTCTTCAGGTCGCCCATTCCGACTCCACTTGTTTTCGCCTTTGTCGGGTAAAATCCGGAAGCCGCCAAGTCCTTGAGCGAAGCGTTGGTCCCCCCAGTGGGATCACCATACTTCTTCGCGATGGCCGTCGCTTGATCCTGGGTAGGGGCAACCGCAGGTTCATCCTGCCCAAGCACGCGCGAAGAACCATAGCCGCCCGGCTTGTCGACGGATACGACGGAACCAAATGCACCGCCGGGCCGGTAGTATGCAGCATTGTCCGCGATGTTCGGCGCGATCTTCGTTCCATCCGGTCGAATCTTCGGCGCTGGCGCGGCTTTGCCCGAATGGGTTACCACATCGGCCAGCGAGTTGGTTCCTGCATCACCAGGCATGAAGTTGGTCGCCGCCGGCGCGCTCGACGTCGATCCTACCCACCTTGGGCCGGTACGCGAATCCATCAGCGTCTCAGTGCCGCCGAATGGCGTGCGCCGAGTATCGCCAATCTGCGGCCCGCTCGGCGCCGCATCAACCGTGGCGCCGGATGGGGTCGGGCCTTGTGGAGCGCCGCCGGCGGAACGCGCGGCGGTTGCGGCCTGCGCGGCGGACACGGCGTTCCCCGCGATGCGACTGATCACGTCAGGGGCTGCACCGGTCCCCGGCGATGCCGTTCGAAAAGCCTTCGGCATACTGCTCGCTTGAACGCTGGGAGCCGCTGTAGTGCCGCCACTCCCGAGCGCGACGGGCGGAAACAGCTCCTGCCATTTCGCCATAGGAGTGAAACCCATCGGACGGTTCTGGATATCTTCGCCGCCCGATTCCTGCCCGACAGGCCTTCCGAACCCGTTGTATTCGCCCGGGAGTAGATTGCCGTACGCATCCCGGCGCGCAGTCCCAAAGCGCGGCGGCGGATTCGGATTGTCGTTCACATACGGATACCCACGGCGGCGAAAAGGAGTGGCCATGCGGTTGCCCATGCCGGAGGGAGTCAGTGTGTCAATCCTATTTCCAAGCGTGCTCGTCGGGCGGCCGGGAATTCACCGCGGCGCGCTTCGGATAATTCGTGGCCGCATGGAGGCAGCATAGCCCCATGAGGAGCGCCATCACATCATCGTCGTGCGCGCCGGCGGCTGCGGTAGCCTTGCCCTTAGTATCGAAAATGAAGGTCTTCAGTTCGGCAATTATGTGCGGGTCCAGGACCTCTATTTTCTGCTCACGAATGTATTCCTGGCCGGTGCTTACCATCTGCCGGCGGGAACCCTCATCGGTTCTCCAACCGTAGGTGCTCAGCGCCTTCTGTTTCACAGCGTCCCAGTGCTCGGAGCAGTAGATGCGGCAATTGTGGTCGTCACGAAGCCGTGTGATCAGCGCGAGGCCGCGGTTATTCTCCACGACGATCATGCAGTCGCCGTAATACTTGGCCAGCGGTGCGATCAGTCGGGCGAGCGGCGCATCGTCCCACTGGTTCGGGGCGACCACGCGAGCGACCACCTTCACGCCATGCCACACGTCATGGATGTCCCGGTAGGCGTCGCGAATCACCTGCACTGAGTTGCGATCCAGTTCACCCGTCCCCTTGATGATCTCGGAGTTCTCTTTCGTGTCCACCGAGACGAGATACCGGCATCCTTCAATCGGTTGCTCCCAGCGTAGGATCATTCCGTTCTGCTGGGTGGTTCTCCGCCATGCGACCGATCCGTCTCGCTGCGGGTCGACGTTGCCATACTCCGGCTTTGGCGCCGCGCGCAGCATCTCATCGAGCGCGATTAACCCCTCGACGTCGAAAACGGGCGAGCCTGAGGCGCGGAAAGCCTCCAGCGGGGTTGCCGGATATTCCTGCTTAAATTCATCGAGCCCGCGGCGCGTGCAGACGTTGGCGATGATGCCGCGCCTCCATGCCAGTTGTTCCCATACCGTGGCGTCAACCTCGCCCCCCAGGCGTTGCCCGCGCGGACCGTCCTGGCCGTAGAGTGCGATCAGCTCCTTTTCACCAAAGTAACGCGGGTCAGCATCCAGTGTCTCCTGCACGCGTTTTGCGCGGGCAGCATTGCGGCTATCGGCGATTTCCGCCGCGGCTTCCTGTGTCAGCGTCGGGTCTGCGAGCATCACGCTCTCTGCGGTGTCCCGCTCAACGTGTCGATCGTCCTCGAACCACGCGGCGAAGATGAACACGAACTGCAGGTCTTTTCCGAACTCGGTCTCATCCAGTGGCCACGAGGATTTGAATTGCTCAACCCATGGCGCATATTCGGGCCAGCGCGCCCGCCGACAGGTATCGTAGAACGCTCCCTGCGCACCGTTGGCTGTACTTTCCTCGATCGCCACGTGAAACCCGGCCTTTGGCAGAGTGTTGCGCATGGAGGTCAATGTCTCGGCCGCGTCCAACTGGCCGCCGGTCTGCCAGCGTCCGCATTCGGTCGCATGATATCCGTTCAGGCCGGCCGATCGTGCGGATTCCGGATTGCTCGCGGTATAGAGCTCGACGCTCGAGCCGTGCGACCAATGGATCTTCGTCGCGATCAGTTTATCCACCCGCTCATTAAAAGGGATGCCCTCCAGGTTATCGCCGCCGAACCATTCCTGCCAGGTCACCTTCTTCTTTTCGCCCTCCGACACGCTTGCGCCCCATCCCGGGAAATCGTCGTGCTCGCCGAAGAACTTAAGCATTTCGAGCATGTTCGACGACGCCTTGTAATCCGTGCCGACCACACCGAGGCGCGCGTTGTAGTTGTGAGCGTGGGTGTAAATCAGCGCCTCACTGCCCGTCGAACTTCCGGCCCGCCGGTATTTTAGCACTGCCATCCGGCACGGCTTATTCGCCATCCGGCACCGCCGGTAATGCTCGAACATCCGGCGCTGCAGCACGTTCGCCCGGCCGCGGATCGGCTGGCGGGTCTGCTCGTCGCAATATCGACCGAAGCCCTGGAACCAAAGGCGCGGGTCTTCGCGGATGCGAAGCAGTTCTGTTACCGGGACCATTGCGGCGACATCAATGAAAGGGTCAGTGCTTCCACTTGCGGGCGTTCTTGGCGAAGACCGCTTTCTTTTTGATCGCTGGATCGCTGCTGTTCGCCGCCCGGTTGAGCGCTGCAGTCGGAATATCCTTCCCGGCTTTAGCGCCGAGGAATGCACGCAACGTGCCTTTTTCGCGTGGGTTGATTTTGATGGCCATGGTGTTCGGCTCCTTACTGTTGGTTTTCAAATTCGCTCAACATCCGATGCTCCGCATACTTCAGCAGGCCAAGTGACTGACAAAACGTGCCGTTTATCCGATAACTCAGATCCGACAGCTTTGGATCTTCGGGAACGTTGGCATCCGTCTCGAAGACAAATACAGCTGAGTCGAAATGCTCACGCATGATCTCAGTGATTTTGTCGAGCGCTGCAGATTGGGCCGCGGTCATATCTCTGTGCTGAGTAGAACGTTCATGTGGGATGTGCTCATGGCCGTGATGTGAGATGCCAGCCGTCGCAGTCTGGGCACGCATAGGCCCTCAGACGCTTCACCTTGCCGCGCCGCCGCCGGTGATGCCGATGCTGTCGGTAATTGGCCGCGGTGAGAGCGGACTTCTTGTCCTCGTATCTGAATTTTCCGCAGGCGGTTGTCATCGAAAACCCCTGGTGGATTCCGTACCCGCAAGCATGACAGGCTTGTCATAGTTTTCCGACACGGGGGCATTGAAACGAACGATCTTAGGCACGTTTTCAAGAGACACTTTGCCCTCGCGCCACATGCGTTCCGCGATGATCACACATCGAGCCTGGAATTGAGCGCCATCCTGCACAGACTCCTCTACCAATTCCGGCCAGTCCGAAAGGATGCGCTGGGCAATCTTGCGTCGCCCATCTGCATCAGGTTTTCCGACCTTAATCACGCGATCAACCCGGCCCGGTCTCGTGCTCATTGTTGAATCACCCCGCTGCGGAACACCCAGCGCCGGATCAATCTTGTCGATATGGTTCGTAGTAACCGCCAGCAGGATGCCATCCGACTTCTGAACACCATCGATGCAATTCAGCAGGCAGTCGAATGTCACACCGTTCTTGTAGCCGGTCACATTCTCGCGGCCGTTAAATACCGCATCGACGTCCTCGAAGAGCGGCATACAGGGAACGCAGCAAAGCATCTCGCGCCACGCGTTTTTCAGATCCCGATTCGTCATCGTCGCCAAGTCGAAGACGTAGATTGGCAAGTCGAGCCGTTGAGCGATCGCGCGAACCAGCGACGTCTTCCCGCATCCGGGTTCGCCGTAGACGCAGAATCCATACTTCCACGGCACGCGGCGCCTGGTAAACCACGCCTCAGCGCCAAGCCATCGCTCACAGTGATTCACGAGATCCTGCGCATCATCACTAAGAGCAAGATCATCAACGGCGGTCTTTACCACGGGTGGCAAAAGATCGTTCCACTCGTAGCCATAAATGAAAGCGGACTGAAGGTCCGAGAGGCTGTCGGTTGGATGCGGAGAGCCGATATTACGTGCCTCTCTTGGCTCGGCTTTACTAGACTCTTCTGGCTCCCTCTCGCGCGACCCAGCCATGTATTCGATGCGGAATCGTTGAGGAGCATTTCCACTCTCACCGCTGCGCACATCGGCGTAGGCATCCATCGCCTTCGCGATAAAGTCGTCTATGTCGACCATCCCGCGAAAGAACATTAGATGAAGAGCGCCGGAAGTTCCGCCAGAAGGCTGGCTTTCATTCCGTTGAGAATCACCTCCGAAATAGACCAGGCAGGGTACCCGACCGACCCAGAATACCATCATGCTCAGATATTCGCAGGCCACGTTCTGGGACCGTGACCGCGGACGAACATAGCTTGTGCGGCTGTAAATCTTACGATTTCCGCGGTAGGACCTGTTTCGGTAGGTCGTCCGGATATAGTGGGTGACAGCTATATTCGCCTCGGCGTCGAGCTTTACGTCGACGATCAGCAGGCCGCGGAGGAATCGCCAAATGTTCAGGAATTGCCGCCAGCCAGCTGCCACTGCTGCGGTGAGCATTCCAATGGCCGCCCAGGATGAAAAGTCGATGTGTGATGTCGTCATGAGATTGGCGGAAAGCTCCCGTCCGCGTTTTCGAGGCTCAGGATGTCGAATTGAAAGCGCCAATCCCTCAGTGAGAGCTTGCCGCTGAGATACTGCTCATCGAGCCAGGCCTGCTGTTCGGCGCGGGTGCGGGGTGCACCGAGGATGACACCGCGCGGCTTGTCGTCCGCATGCTTCCACTCGTCTTCGCGATAGATCACGCCTGCGCCTCCTCCACTCGTTTGCGGAACTCATCGAGGGTCATCGCCACGCGGCCGGTGTGTTCCACCTCTTGGCGCTCGCGATATTCCTTCGGGAAGAACCGCTTCAGAAGGAGCGTCATCAGCGTGTCGCTGTAGGTGTGCTCGTAGTAGGCCTCTCCTGTCTCGGGATGGATCAGCGCCTCACCCGTTTTGGGATGAAACTTGTATTGTCGCAGTCCTTCGCGTGCCCGCCGCACGGCCTCGGCTTCCAAAGCATCAGCAGCGATCGCCAAAGCGCTCTCGTAGGCGTCGGCGAACTCCGGGTCCTCCTTTCGACGGCGCCAAACGGTCGAGTGATTCACGCCGGCTGCTGCCGCTGCATTTGTGCACTGCCCACACTCCGCGAGTGCCGCCAAATATGCGGGCGTCCAATCGATGGCCTTTGGCCCGCGTGCGTTGCCTTGTTGCGATGAATTGCTACCAGGCGTCGTCCGACGGCCCGGTTTTGGAGTTGGCATAGTGCTGCGGCGCCATGCCAACAGCCGCCACTGGGTCAAGAACTTTTATGATTGACACAAAAACCGCGCGCGGCAGGTGGGAGAGCGGTGGCGGTCGGAGTAGAGTTTCACCGGAGGAACGTTCCTGCAGCGGCGCCTATTGAGGCTCAATCCTGTTCGGTGGCAGGCCGTTTCTTGGTCCTGACGACACCCGCCCATTCGGCGAGTTCTTTCATATCCATGGCGCGCATGCCGTCGTACGGACTGCACTCCAGCCACTTCGCGCGCTGCTCTGGCGTCCAGTGGAAATCGTCGTCATCGGCGATGCGATAGTCGACAATCTCGGGATGAGCGGCGAGCCAATCGGCGATCTCCTTCGACCGGCTTTCGCCATAGTCCGCGGTGCGCCAGTCAGGGTGTAGAAATTCCAGCAGACCACCGGCCAGCAGCTTCGCCTTACACTGTTTCTCCGAGCTTCGCCACGTTGACGATACGACGATGCGCATTCCCAGCGCGCAGGCTCGACGTAGGAGGGCGCAAAGCATCGGGTCAGGGTCGGCATTCGAATGTCCAAGATGCTCGCTGGCGATCAGCGTGCGGTAATGCAGGATCACCCCGTCAAAGTCGAGGAAGAGGATTTTCATACCAGAACGACTCGTTCGTTTAGGATAGCGAGAAACTTCGGGTCCGGGTCTGGAATGTATTCGCAGTAGACCCATATCTTCTCTCCGGAGGAAGCGAACTTGCCGAAGAAGTTCAAATCTCGCTTCCACGGCCTTCCCCCCTTAGAGATTGGGCGCTTGTATGAGTCGGGCAGCGTGGTGGAATACTCAGGCAATGCTGACAATTCAGCGTCGGTCATTCTGCGCTCTTTGCAGTCGAGATACCACTGTGGGATTGGCTCGCTCATTCCTCTCCTTTCGGCTGGGTGTCGGGCTGCCAGAGTCCTATTGTGAGCAAGAATGCCTTGCAGCGCTGGACCGCGGTGGAGTGAAGAAGCAAGAAGTGAGAATACACTCCGTAGAACTCTTCGTCGGTCAGCTTTGAGTTGCTTAGGTCGGTGATCTTTCTCAAGTGATTCCAGTATTGGCTTTGTTGGTCCTTGGTCAGCACCTTCTCCGCTTCGTGCATCGCGTTCAGGTCTTCGGTGTAGTTCGGACAATTTCTAAAAATTGCCTCATCCTCCTGAGTTGAACTGTCTCCCCTCCATAGGGTGTCTCCATCTGGTGTTTTCGCAACGAACGCAGGTTGTCCTCCAGCCGAACAAGGATTGGCAGTCCATCCACATGCGCGTGCAATCGCAACGCGCTGCGCCTCCGGGCTCATTGTCTGCTGGTCGTTATTCATAGGTTTTCTTTCTGTTCATTTTCCAGTCCTCCAAGATTTCCACGCACATACGATCGTCGTGCATTCCTCGGCGATGCGATCGACCAGACGGTATCCGAGCAGGGCCTTGTATTCCTCGCTGGTCTTGTTGGTGGTGAAGATCGTCGGGCGCCGTTTGTCGTGGCGGTCGGCGATCACCTCGTAAAACATCGTCTCTTCGTCCTTGCCGCCGGCTGAGACGCCCAGTTCGTCGATGACAAGGCATTCAGCGTCCTGCCACGACGCGATGAGCGATTTGGTCGTGTGAAGGGAATAGGATTCACGCAGATCCGCCAGCATCTTGGCGTGAGTGATCCACAGGCCGTTGGTATGCGCCTTGAGGCTCGCGGCCGCAAGGTGACCCTTCCCCGTGCCAGTCGTCCCGCGCAGCATCAGGAAAACGCCATTATCCTTGATCCACTGCATTGCTGAGGCCCGCGCGGCCGCGCGCTCCTTCGTGTCGATCACGAACGAGTCAAATGTCGCGTCGATCACGCGCTCTGGCACCCCGCGCTTGCGCCAGAAGTCGCGCTGCCGCTCTTTGGCCTCGCCTCCCTTGCAATCTGGGCAAGGGGCGTAAACAATTCGAAATTCGCGCGCACTGTGGCTTTTCTCGCACGTCTCGTCGAACAGCTTGGGGCGCATCGTGCACGGGTGATTTCTACAGGCCTTCTCGCTCGGCGCCGCGTCAAACTGCGGGCGAATGGACTCGCAGAAGGCCGCATGCTTCGCCTGGGCCCGCTGGAGGCTGGCGACCATCTCGGGCAGCATCTCAGCCATGAATTCGCCCACGCAGATCGCCCTGCGGGACCGCCCGGCAGCTGATTCTCGGTCGTCTTGAGTTTGCTCGGTCATAATCAGAATTCGGTGTTGTTCGGGTCGTGCTTGGGTGGATCGGTGCGGGGTGGCGGTGTCTTACCCACTCGTCGCTGGGCTTCATTTGCCTGCCACTTGCGCCCGTAGGATGTGAGATGGCTCTGCCAGCGCGCGATTGGCTGCCCATTGCGATCGGTGAAGTGCCCGGTCGGCGTCAGTGGACGCGCATCGCACTCGAGCCACCATGACTCTGCGGCTTCCGGCGATACGCCGGCGGATGGCGCGAAGGCCTTTGCCTGATCCAGCGTCGGCAGGACGACCAGTCGCGGCGCGCCGCCTGTATGGGGGCCTATATCTTCTATATCTTCTTTCTCTTTGGTCTTTCCCTGGTCTTTCGGTGGTTCTTCGCTGGTCTTTCTGTGGTCTTTTTGAACGTTATATTTTTCGAAGTTACAGAGTAAAATCATCGTAACTTCGTGGTCTTTTTTGCGTTCGACCATCTTCTCCGACACTAACAGGTCCAGAAATAGACGGACCTTCGTCCGGGACCACATCCAGCGGTCCGAGAGGAAGCGCTCTGAGGCGACAATCCCCCCTCTTGGAATCTCGACCATGACACCGCCGACAACGCGGCGATGGTTGCGCCACGCTGCAGAGCGCACGCAATCCAGCCATGCCTCGGCGCGCGAAAACACACGAGGCTCCGACCAGAAGGGATGTTCAAAGAACCCCCTGGAAAGCGTAAGGAAAGGTTGATCTATCAAGGCATCGTCCCCCAGGTGACCCGGTGTTTCCGGTGCTTGGGCCTGCGCTTTTTGGCCCTCTTCTCTGCGCAGAGCTGAATCACAGCATCGAGCTCGTCGCGAGATAGAAACTGCAGCCCGCGGCCGCCCTTGGAGGCCGCGTTGAGCTTCGCAATAATCCGTTGGCGATACTCCTGATCGGCGTTGCGGCCTGGGCGTCCACATCGGGATCGCCGGCTGCTCGCGTTGAATCGCTGGGAAAGCTCCCGGAGTTCCTTGGCGGTAGGCAACGCGTCGTCGGAGCGTACGAACTTGCGTCCGACCTTCGTCGAGTAGCCTCCTGGTCTGGCAGCGCGTTGACTCATCACTTCGCCTCTGACGTATGTGTAATGGGGTAGTCCGCATGCGTTGGATGCTGACTGGCCATGTGACGCTGAAGGTTCTGAAAGGTCCGGCTGCAGCACGGGCAGACACCGTTACCGACGCGCTTGCGCTCCTTCGTCAGCACGCCGCGCAATCCGTCCCGGCTCTTGCGGAGATGAGTCGCGCGATCCTCGGCAGCCTGCCGGCGCTGGCGTTGCCAGGCCGCTTCCTGCTCTGCCGCGATCAGTTTTGCGTGTAGCTCGCGCTTTTCCTTTTGTTCTTGGCTCTGCCCATACCCGCGCTCAATTTTGCAGTAAGGACACGTCCAGCATTTGGCGAAGTTACCTAGCCGATGGGCTTCTTCTTTATATTCCTTCGAAATCGCGAAGACCCCTCCGCATGATGGGCAGTGGATCGGAGTAAGAGTTACAATGAAAGTTGTGTTCATAGGTTGCTTAATCGCACGGCTATTCGGACTTTTTGAAAGTCCGAACGGTGACGAGTTTTTGCTCCTCTGTGACCGCGAGCTCATACGCCGAATCCATCCAGTCGATAGCTTCCGGCTCACCGTGCTTTCCGCCGCCGTGCCAGTATGTCCAACCTACCCAAGTTCCTTCGTCGAGTTGCTTTCCGACTGAATCGCCCTCGTAATGGCGCGAGAAGTTGCACGGTATTCCGGTATTCTCGCCAGAGGACCTAAACTCTTCTTTGGCGTCTTGAAGGTTGCTGAATTCTTCGAATTTCTCGTATAGCGAATCAACGTTCTCCTCATTGATTTCGGCAGGTAACAACATCGGAAATTCTCCGAACTTAAGTGCGTCGCGGATAATTTGGAGTTTGATGCGTTGTTCGATGGTCATATTTCTGCGATGGGTTCCGATGTTTCGACTTTCACGGCCTCGTGATGCCAATAGCGGTGATAGAAAGTCATCAGAAGTTTACTGATATCACCGGCCCATTTCTGCGAATGCCGCTTGGGTGCGCGCCGGCGAACAGTTATGCCGCTCCACGATTCGACCGCGATCAGACCAGCAAACCACGGCACATTCACCTTATCGGCGATCGTTGCTGGCATGACGAACCAGAAGCGGTTCGGGCCGCTTTCACTTCCTGCAAGGAGAGCGTGTTTATTTTTCGGTCCGCTCTTTACGAAATGGCCCAACTCACCAATCTCCCAGTCAGTCCTTTCCTTGCCCGCGTCGGCCTTGAAATCTGCCACCGAAAGCTTGATTTCGTACTCGTCAACCATCCCGGTCTTACTCAATCGCCATAGGTCACATTCCCACCAGTGAAGCGGCGTGAACCGCGGGATGATGATTTGCGACGCACGGTAGAAGTGACCATGCAAAATGCGCGTGATATCCTTCGCTGTGATTTGGCTCATAGCTTTACCCTCGGTTGAATCTCTGCATCAATCGCCCGCAGCAGCGCCTGCACGTCCGGTATGCTGCGAACGATCACCATACGCCAGCCGTTCGCGCGCATGGCCATGTGGCGCGAGGTCTGGTCGGAAGATAGCGCGCCTTTCTCGGTCTTCACTTCCATACCTACCGGAACGCCTCGATACGCAAACGTGAAATCTGGCCAACCCGCGGGGAGTGGCGATTTCTTTCGCCCGTCGGGCTTGATGTACTCTATCTCGTGCAGCCGAAGGTATCCGGCGATTTCGCCCTGGAGGTCGAGCTCAGCCTTTTTATCGGCGGCCTCGTAAATCTCTCCCATGGTTCGGCCAGCCTTGCCAAGCGGCTCGCGATCCCTCTTCGCGATCAGCTTCAGGCAGTGCTCTGGAAGGACTTTTACGCTGCTCATTCCATCCCCCTTTCGAAAACCGAGTAGATCCGAATGCGGTTATTGAAGCCGCAGATGACGCCAACCGCAGCCACGAAGATCGTTCCCTTAGGCGGACTCGGAAGTAGGTAGTGGATGATGCCGACGCGACCGCCAGGGAGAACCGCTGCCAGAGCGTTTTTTAGCAGAAGGTTCGGCGAAGGATATTTCTCCGCTCCCGGCGCGTAGTGCACCGCGTCAGCCTCGCTGTAGGGCGGGTCGATGAGAATCGCACCCCATTCGTCACACCCATGCGGGTTCTTCGGCAACGGCTCGCGCGCGTCCTGCAGAAAATCCGGATTCGTGCTCGGATCCAAATCCAGCGTCATATCCAGCGGCCCGATGGCACGCTTGTAGGGATACAGCTTCGCCATTCCCCCGCAGACATGCAAAACAGGATCATCCAACGGAACCCCCAACAGCGCCCGGGCCCGCTCTGGAAATCCTCCCAGATACGCCCCGTAGTACTTCACCCCGCCGCGCAGCTTCGCGCGCGCCAGGAACCACATGTCGGTGATAGGCCGGTAGCTCATACGCGCACCTCCTCGGTCTCGGTGATAAGGTCCTGCTCTTCGTGGTGCTCAACTTCTGCAAGATTTCGAACGGCCTGCTTATAGTAGGATGGTTTCAGTTCAATCCCGATTGCACGGCGCTGATTTAGCACAGCTCCAAATACCTCGCTCCCCACGCCCATGAACGGAGATAGGACCACCTCGCCCGGATTCGACCAAAGGACGCAACCACGCTCGATAACATCAAGTTGGAGGGGATGCACATGCCGCTCGTCGTCAACATCTTTGCTCTCGCGGTATGGTAACACCCGATCGATGCGAATGTCGTCCCAGTAGGAGGACGCGTACTGGCGCCAGATCCAATGGGAGTAGCGGTTCTCTGTCTGCTTCCCAGTGTACCCTTTGAATTGACGAAGCTCCGCCGGCATTACCCGTTCGCCGGCGTATCGCTCCAATCCTGTGGGATGCGCCACGGGAACGAGGTTCTCGCCTTTCTTGCGAAACTTCAGGAGATAGTCAGCGCAGGCGACATCGCAGAGCGTGGAGTCAGCCACAATTTGCGCGTGAGCGAGGCCCTTGGCCATCGTGCGCAGTCGCACGCCCAGCGGCTCCTTCCAGATGCCGTAGCGGGCCGACAAATCGAATCCGAGCTCTTCGTGAAGACGGATGATGTCGCCGGGGAAATCTATCAATCCGGTGCCGGCGTTGGCCCCACACCCGAGGCGAGCATTTTTGCCGGTGCCGGTGCCGGGAATGTCCATGCAATGCACCGCGGTTACGCGACCTGGCTTCGTCAGCCGGGCAATCTGGGAGACAACGAATCGGTAGTGCTCAAAAAACTCCGAGTAGCTTCGGCAATTTGAAAGATCGCGTGGACTCGATGAATAATTGAAGAGTCCGCAGAAAGGCGGAGAGTAGATGCTAAGGTCTACTTTTTCGTCAGGCAGTGAGCGCATCACCTCGATGCAATCGCCATTGTAGACAGCGTATTTTTCCGTGATGAGTTGATCGATTATAGCCATGCGGGGACTTCTTCTTTTTTGGTGTGAGCGTTGGAGGCTTCGATGCTCAGCTCGTTGCCGATGAGTTCCACCAGACGAGCAAACATCGCTTCCGCCTGCCGCGCCTTCCTGTTGAGGTTGGCCAACACGCCAGCCTCGCCTTCGGAGGCGATGACATCGGCGCGAACGGGCTGAGTCTGGCCGAATCGCCAGAACCGACGAATCGCCTGATACCACTGCTCAAACGAGTGCGACGGAAAGGAGGTTTGGTGCGCGCAATGCTGCCAATTCAGGCCGTAGCCAGCGATGACCGCTTTCGATACGAGCACGCGGATCTCGCCGCGTTGGAAGGCTTCGAACGCCTCTTCTTTAAAGTCGTCCGAGTTAGAGCCGTCCACCTCGACCGCGGCAGGGATGAGTTTCTTGAGGAGCTTCCCTTCTTCGTTGAGATGACACCATGCGACTGCGGGTTTCCCTGTATCGACAATTAGTGAGGCTGCCAACTCGCACCGCTCCCGGATTGTGCGCCGGCGTTCGCTGCGCTGCTCGGCCAGCCCGACGGCCGGTAGGTCGAACAGGAAGTCAGGATTGCTCGTTTTTGCTGCAACGATGTGTTCTTTCGTGATCAGCGCCGGCAGCGAGTAGCCGTCATCCGAGAAACCGATATCGCTCGGTTTGCGGCACGCCCGCGCCCAGGAACACACCCAGCGCCAGAAATCCTGTTGCGAGTGGCCACGAAATCGGTATTTCCCGAATCCACCCACTGCCGCTCTGCCATCGCGATCCAGTCGCTCCGTGGCCGCGAAGCTGATCGAGTTGTCCTGCTTGAAAAACCGACTGAGCATGTCCATGAAACCGAGATGCCCAAGGGCCTCACTGGACGTGCCGAGCTCGATGTAATCATTCGGCGCCGCGGTCGCCGTGCACAGCAACCGATAGGGCAGCTTGCGCATGAAGTCGGTGACCTGCTGCTTTATCTGGCCATCGAAATTCTTCAGGATGCTCGATTCGTCGCAAACGACTCCACCAAACTTCTGCCAGTCGAATTTGTGAAGCTGCTGGTAGTTGGTGACTGTGATCGGCGCAGCGATCGAGCCGTCACGCGATTGCGCGCACTCGATGCCGAATTTGTGACCCTCGCGAACGGTCTGCGCACCGACGGACAGCGGCGTCAGGACAAGCACCGGCTTGCAGGTCTTCTCCACGACGTTCTGAGCCCACACGAGTTGCATCGGCGTCTTTCCGAGGCCGCAGTCGGCGAAGATCGCGGCACGGCCCTTGCGAACAGCCCATTCGACCAGGGCCCGCTGGAATGGGAACAGGTAATCAGGGAGGAATAGCGGCTTGAATCCCGCCTGATCGGTTAGATGCGTCTTGCGACTCAGGAACTCGCTATATTCAACGGTATTGCTCACCGGTTGCCCTCCACGGTTGGAAATTCACGCACACGCAAATCTTCCGGCCACTCGCTGATGTCGCCGCCGTGCGAGTCTTTCAGCGTATGCAGGTCTTCCATCGGACTATCGACGTTTTGGAACGGCTTCGCTCCGAGTTGCTTAACGAAACAGGCAATCCCGCGCTCATTGCAGAAGGTGACGCCATTCAGAATCCAATCTACGTCGCACCTGCGCGCATTCTTGCCGCTCTTGCCGTCGCTTTCGCCGCCGAAGATGATCCAGTCGAACCGATCAGCGTGCGTCGTGTCGAGCGGTCGCAGCATCGGCTCGCAACTCAGGAAGTGAATGCGGGCCGGGATGCTAAGTGCTGCCTTTTGGTCAGCACCTGCACTTACGCCGATCCAAATGTTGCGTGGCGGAACACCGGCCAACGGACCAGTGCCGGCGCAGGCCAGCCAAGACTCGAGCCTGCCCGCATCCTCTTGAAAACCGCGGTCGAATAGACTGTGGAATGCGCCTTCGATTCGCTGTTGCCAGTTCTGCGGGCGCTTCGTCAGCAGGAGCCAGTCCAATTCCGGAGTGGAAAATATCAGGCGCATGTAATCGGACAGCCACTCAATCGGCACGTTCTCATCATCCAGCCAGTCGCAGAGCGAATTCCCGAACACGCGCTCACGAACGCCTTCACGCGCAGCCTTTCGGTTCCACGCGAGAGGATTCTTCCACGTGCTCTCCGCCGTGCGAATGCGTTCCGCTCCATGCTTCAGCCCGCGAAACTTAAACGCGGGAGTCGTGATGATATAGCAGTTCTTGCATTCGTCCGCGACTTTCCGGCATCCAAGCCAGGGGTTAAAAGAATAGCAGCACCATTGAATGTTAGTAAGTCCCATAAGATTAGCGTTCTGCGTTTTCTTCTACCGTGTTTCCAATGATCTGATTTGCGCACTGCGAGCACATCGGCCCCGGGAAATTGTGAGCGCAGGACAACGGCATACGCTTGACGCCAGCGCGTTCGATTGGCCTACCGGCACCAAGTTCCTTCAGCTTCTGCGCACCCTTTTCGAGAAAGGCGGCATCAAGTTCTCCGCTCACCCCTGCACCGCCTTCCCTTGAAAATGCTTACTGCGGCGGAACTCCGCTGTGATCCCTTCCCGCATCGTCGGCATGGAGGCATCTCGACGTTTGAGAGCAGCCTTCAGTGCGTCGTTAAGACTTCGCGCGCTGCCAATGTTATCGACCAGTTTGCGACCGCATCGCTTTTGGAATTTCGTTTTCATGCGGCGCGGAACCCTTTCTCCTGAACGATCAATTCGGGACAATTGGCCCGTACCAAAGCCTCAGCGACTGGCGGGCAAACGCTGTTGCCACACATCCGCACCTGCGCGTGTTTGGGCAGCGGGGCGTGGACGACCTTCTTGCCGCGTTTGCGAGGGACCACGGGCGCGATGATGTAATCCGGCGGGAACCCCTGCGCGCGATAAAGCTCGTGAGGCTCGAGCATCCTCATCCCGATATCGGTGATGACGTATTCCTCGCCATGGATCGTCACCAGGCCGATGCGATCTTTCGCCGTGATCGTGTGCATCGGATCCTCGATCGACACCGCCTCCTTCTCGTTGCCGTAGTATTTGACGAGAAAGGCGCGCACCTCGGCGATATGGTTGCCGCCGCCGGTGACAGTGTGCATGGGCTCGCGCGCATCCTGCCCGGTGGTCGTGCCGTAAAGCTTCGAGAGGTGAGATACAGCCAACTCCGTCTTCCCGCCGCCGCCCGCGCAGATCGTTCCCACTGGCTCGGAAACTTCGCCGCCGATGCTTTTCCCGAAGTGGCGCACCAAATTAACCGCAGCAATGGCCGCGTGGTTTTCCGTCGTCTGCGCGTTCAAGCCGTCACCGCTGTGGTTCACCTTCACGATGAACGGGTCTGGTGAGTTGAGGACGAATTTCTCGATGCCTCGCGCGATTCGGCGCAGGGTCGCGGGTGCGAGCGGCCGGTTGCGCTCGAAGATCGAACGGCAGGGAATGCTCCAGTCGATGCAATCGGCCGCCGTCCGCCATGGCCGCAGTTTCTTCGCCTTCACCGCCGGGCTATTCGGATCCCCGTGTGTCGGTTCCGGCCACACGATAGGCTGCCCATCACACCGCAGGATGATATAGAGCCGCTTGCGAATGGTGGGGGCCCGCGTAGTGCTGGCCCGAATCTCGCGCGATTCCATCAGGTAGCCGAGACCGCGGCGCGCCAGTTCTTCATCCCAGACGTCGCCTAATGCCTCACGCACGTCCGGCAGATCGGGATGATCGAGCGAAACGCCGGTAGTCAGGATCGCCTCGAAGCAATCGTAGGTCCGTGACTCCTCGTCCGGGCACGGCTTACCGTCACGCAGCAGCGGCCCCCATGTCCGAAACTCTTCCACATTTTCCATGCCCATCACCCGCGGCGGACGCAGGCCGGCTTTGATGAAAGCCATCGCCCATTTCACGACCACCCACGCCAGACCGCGGATTTTCTTTGAGCGCGGCTTTCCTCCCTTCGCCTTCGAGAAGTGTTTGCAGTCGGGCGAAAACCAGCCGAAGCCCACCCGGCGGCCACCGACCCACATTCCTGCGTCATTCTGGTGCCATCCACATACTTCCAGCGGGTTCACCTCGAACACATCTTCCACGAGATGCCGAGTCTGCGGGTGATTCGCCTGGTGCATGGCGATCGCTTCCGGATCGTGGTTGATCGCAATGTCGACGCAGCGCCTCAGCGCGAGCTCGATGCCGGTACTCGCACCTCCGCCGCCGGCGAAGTTGTCCACGATCATCTCCTCATGGAGATCGAACACGAATTGGTTCCGGATCATGCGGCCCTCCCGACTGTGAGGGTGAGGGTGGCGCGCCTGGCGCCCCGGGCTGCA